CGGACAACAAGGAATCTAATAAAAGTTATTTTATAGAAATACAAGATGGCGATGAAATCTACACAGGAGAAAACATAACAGCCAGAAATAAAGAAGAAGCTGAACTAAAAGCTATGATTTTATTTGGTTTTCTACTTTCAGATAGTGCCGAGATAATTACGTTTGAGGAGAACAAAATACACTAATGGCTATTACTTACAGAGGTGAAAGATTTAGCGGTTACAACAAACCCAAAAGAACACCAGGAAAAAACAAAAAGTTTGCTGTGTTAGCAAAAGTAAAAGATCAAATAAAACTAATTCGTTTTGGTGATCCGAACATGACTATCAAAAAAAACCAACCAGATAGAAGGAAGTCATTTAGAGCAAGACATAAATGCGACACCAATCCACCTAGTAAATTAACACCAAGATATTGGTCTTGTAAAAAATGGTAGGAGTATATTATGGCTAAAAGCCCAAAACCAAAAAACCCAGCTTTATATGCAAGAGTAATAGCTGCGGCAAAAAGAAAATTTAAAGTTTGGCCATCAGCTTATGCTTCTGCATGGGTTGTTCGTGAATACAAAAAGCGTGGTGGTAAATATTAATGTCTTTAAAGAAATGGTTTGCAGAAAACTGGGTTGATATTGGAGCACCAAAAAAAGGCGGTGGTTACAAAAAATGTGGCAGGTCTAAACAAAAAAAAGACGCTAAAAGAAAATACCCTAAATGTGTACCAGCAGCAAAAGCAGCTAGAATGACAAAAGCACAAATAAAATCTGCTGTTTCAAGAAAGAGAGCAAAAAAACAAGGGGTAGGTGGTAAACCTACCAATGTTAAGACTATAATAAAGAAAAGGAGTAAATAATATGCCAGGATATTACGGAAAACCAATGAAGCCTAAAAAGAAAAAGGGCAAAAAAAAGAAAGGAAAATAAAATGCCATATAGCAAATATTCACCGAAGCAGAAAAAACTAGCTGCTGTAGCCAAGCCCCGTAAAAAAATTACGGGTGCAGATTTTAAAAAACTAAGAAAAAAGAAAAAGAAATGATTAAAAAGAAAAAAGCAACAGTAAAAGGTGTTGATGTTTCTGCTCTTAACCAAAGACAGCAAACAGCGATGAAAAATCACTCTAAACACCACACAAAAAAACATATTATGAGCATGGTTTCTGATATGAAAAAAGGTGCTACTTTTGGACAATCGCATAAAAAAGCGATGAAAAAAGTCGGCAAATAATAAATCAAGTGATCGAAAAACTAATAGACCCTGTAACAACGATCTTGGATAAGTTCGTTGCCGATAAGGATTTAAAACAAAAACTAGAACATGAACTTAAGACAGAATTACATAGGGCTAATATGGCCCAAATTGAGCTTAATAAAGTTGAAGCTAGCCATCGTAGTATATTCGTTGCAGGGTGGCGACCTTTTCTTGGATGGTGTCTTTCGTTCGCTATGGCATACCACTTCATTCTTCAGCCGATTGCCGTTTTTGCAATATCTATTGCAGGCTTATCATACGATTTACCAGAGTTTGATATGAACTCTTTAATGACCGTCTTGCTTGGCATGCTTGGTCTGGGAGGCATGAGAACTTATGAGAAATCTAAAGGGCTTACCAAATGAGCGAGCTAGGAAAAGTTAATGATAAATCTTCTTTAAATATATCTCTTTCTTACTTAGCTCAAATCATAGTTCTTAGTTCTATTGTCGTTTGGGGTTATGCCAGCATCAATAAAAGAATAGACACAAACCTACAAGAAACAAAAAAACTTAGAGGGAATCAAAACAACTATTTGTTTCCAGACATCAGAACCTTAGAACAACAAGTCATACAATTAGAAAAAGAAGTTCTAATCTTAAAAACTGAAATAGAATTTTATAAAGAAGAAAATGAGGATTTTAATTTAAAATGTCTTGGTTAAATTTTAAAAAAGAAGAGTTTGCGTGTAAACATACAGGCGAAAATAACATTTCACATGAATTGATAGATAAGTTACAATTATTGAGAAATAAAGTTGGATTCCCAATAGTAATCAATTCTGGTTATCGTTCAAAGGAACACCCAATAGAAGCTGCCAAAGAAAAACCAGGTATTCATGCAGAAGGATTAGCAGTCGATGTCAAGGTGGGTGGAGCAGAAGCCTACGAAGTTGTCGGTTATGCTCTTGAATGTGGTTTTACTGGCATAGGCGTTAGACAAAAGGGAGGTTATGCTACACGCTTTATACATTTGGACATAGCAAAAAACAGTTATGACAGACCAAGACCTCACATTTGGAGTTATTGATGGATGATTTGAGCCCTGTTATTTTTTGGAACATTATTTTAACCTTGGTGTATGCACCATTGATTTATGGCATTAGACAAAATGCTAGTGAATTAAAAAGAATTGATATTTTGGTAAACAAAACTAGAGAAGAAATGGCTAAACATTATGTAACCAAAGATGATCTTGAAGAAGATTTAAAAAGAATATTTGACTATCTGGACAAATTAGATGGTAAAATAGATAAACTGATACAAAATTAATATGAATAGTTTTTTAAACCCTTTTATTTACAACCCACTAATTAATTCAATGAATGACTTGGGCCAAATGAATGGTCTTTTTAATCAACCACAAAGTTATGTTATGCCAAGCTCAGATCCTAACTATACGTCAGGAATTGATTTTGCAAAATCTATAGCTGGTGGACAAAACATTGCCAACATGATTGCACCTGGTATCAGTTATTCATCAGAACAACCACTGGGCTTTTCAATGTTTGGGCCAGTTTTACCACCTAAAGAAGAACCTCCAGTTCAACCACCAATGCCAATGCCAATGCCACCAATGCCACCAGTTGACAATCCTATTATGCCTCCTGGAAGTGCAGGCGGTGGAGGAATGATTGATTTCGATTATGAAAGATTCACTCAGCCCTTTTAATGTCAGATAAACAAAAACAATTACAACAAGGTCACGAAGCAGAAACTATTTTAAATAGTGAAGTGTTCAAACTGGCTTTTACAAATCTTAAAAATGAATATCTAAAAATGTGGGAAGATTCAAAAGAATTAGATTCAGCTTTAAGAGAAAAATTATATTTAGCCATTAAAAATTTAACCACTGTAGAGAAACATTTACGCATATTGGTAGAGAAAGGTAAGATTACAAAAAGTCAGCTAGAAAAAATGAAGTAATTTTATTTTTATTTCATATTAAATTCTTTAAAATACTCTTAACAATTAACTTTATAGGATATAACTATGAGTGAAGCCAGCAACGTAGAATCGACTGGATTTAAAACCGAATTACAAAAAACGGCTGCTCAATTTGAAAATCTTATGACTCCTGCTGAAGAAGTAGATGAGCAACAAGCAGAGCAAGTTGAAGAGGTCGAAGAAGCTGAAGAAGATATTGTTGAAGATGAAATCGAAGATGACATTGACGAAGATATTGAAGAAGCAGAAGAAGAAGTAGAATTAGACGAACAAGAATCGTTTGAGGAAGAAGAACAACCACAGGTTTATTCCGTTAAAATAGACGGACAAGAACAAGAGGTCACGTTACAAGAACTCCAACAAGGTTATTCACGTCAACAAGACTACACTCGTAAGACTCAAGAATTGTCGCAACAAAGAAAAGACTTTGAAGCACAACAAGCAGAGTTAGCGAAAAAGGATGCGATTTACAAAGAATTGCTACCTAGGATGGAAAAGTCATTAGAAGGTGAACTTGCTAATGAACCAGACTGGAAAGCTCTTTATGAATCTGATCCCATTGCTTATGTAAGGGAAAAAGATTTATTTAATGAGAAGAAAGAAAAGTTCAAGGCTGTGCAAGCTGAACAACAAAGACTTCAGCAAGAACAACTGACTAGCCAACAGGCAGAAATTAAAAAAGCTGTTGATTTTGGTAATCAGAAACTTCTTGAAGCTGTTCCTGAATGGAAAGATGCTAATGTCGCTCTTAAAGAGAAACAAAGTATCGCAAAGTACGCTATGGATGTGCTTGGTTATTCGCAAGATGAAATCAATCAGGTCTATGATTACAGAGCATTACTTGGTTTAAGAGATGGCTGGTTGCATTACCAAACAAGAAAAGCTATTAAAAAGAAGCCAGTTGAAAAAGCTCCAGCAAGAAGCGGTAAACCTGGCAGTGCTAACAAACCTAGATCAGCAACTCCTTTGAAAAAAGCAAAACAAAGATTGGCTAAAACAGGCAAATTGCGTGATGCAGCTAAAGTCTTTGAAAATTTATTAGATTAACTTTTTTAACTTTTAGGAGTACATAAAATGGCAAAAGTAACAAATGCTTTTGATACATATTCAGCAACGGCTGACAGAGAAGCATTATCCAATGTGATATATAACATCTCTCCATCAGCTACACCGTTTATGTCATCAATCGGCAAAAATAACGTAAAAAATGTAGTATTCGATTGGCAAACTGAATCACTTCCAACAGCAAGTGGAGCAGGTCAACTCGAAGGTTTTGAACTTTCAAGAAGTGCCTCAACAGCAACAACAAGAGTTTCAAACGTATGTCAAATCTCATCAAGAGATGCAACAGTAACAGGTTCACAAGAATCTTCAGATCCAGCAGGAAAAAATTCTGAAATGGCTCACCAGCTTTCTATTATGAGTAAAGCTCTAAAGAGAGACATGGAAGTAGCTCTTTGTCAGAAAGGTGCAAAAACAACTGGTAATGCTTCAACAGCAAGAGTTACAGGTGGTTTTGAATCATGGATGACATCTAATGTTTCAAGAGGAACAGGCGGTTCTGGTTCAGGGGGCGGTGCTGCTCCTACTGATGCTTCTAATGCTAATAAGAGAGACTTAACAGAAGCACTATTAAAAGGTGTTCTTCAGTCTTGTTTCTCAAACGGTGGTGAACCATCAATAGCAATCTGTGGCCCAGTTAACAAACAAGTTATTTCTGGTTTTACAGGTAGATCACAAGCAAGACAGTTTGTTGATGTCAACACTGTAGAAGCATCTGTTTCAATCTACTCATCTGACTTTGGTGAACTAAAAATTGTTCCATCAAACCTAAGTAGAGAAAGATCATTACTATTAGTAGATCCTGAATACGCAAAAGTTTCTTTCTTAAGAGACTTTAATGTTCAAGACATTGCTAAAGTTGGTGATGCTGAAACTAAAATGGTTCTAGCTGAGTACGGACTAGAAATGAGCAACGAAGCTGCTCACGGTATAGTCGCTGACTTAAACGGATAGTTTTTTAATTAGGGAGGCTTCGGCCTCCCACTTTTTTTATGCCAAAGAAAACAACCGTAACGGACAATAAAAAAGATTTTAAATCTGCTCTTGTTACACAAGATTTAGACAGAAACACCAATACTGCTTATCACGTTCACACTGTTCAAAACATTGAACCAGTTCTAAAGCACGTTAAAATGCTTGAAGAGAATAAACCTGGTAAAGATTTTCGTCATGTCGCAGAAGTGCCAATAATAATTTATAATAAAGCTGTGCGAGAGGGTTGGGTTAACGATCCTAAAGCATGGAAAAAATGGTTAAACAATCCAGACAACAAACCCTTTAGGACATGGAAAGGTAAAGTATGAACTACTCAGAACTCAAAACTAACATTGCAAACTACTTAAATAGATCAGACCTAACAGGTCAAATGGATATGTTTATTGACAATGTTGAGGGTGAGTTGAACAGAAGGGTTAGAACAAAAGAAATGATTAAAAGAGCTACTGCCACAGCAGATGCTCAATACTTATCATTACCAACTGATTGGCTAGAAGGCATTAATGTTGAAATAGCATCAAATAACTTTAGTCCTTTGTTTCAACAATCAGTTGAAAGTTTAGATGTTTATAGAAAATCAATAAATAACTCTACAGGGCAACCAGTCTATTATGCGTTTGTCGATTCAACAATCGAACTTGCCCCTACACCTGACAGCAGTTATACGTTACAATTAACCTACTACGCAAAAGTTGATGCTTTAAGCGATAGCAATACAAGCAACTTTGTTTTAGCTAATCATCCAGACGTTTATCTGTATGGTGCACTAAAGCACGCATCTATCTATTTAATGGAAGATGACAGAGTAGCAATGTTTTCTGCTCTATTTGAAAAGGCCCTTGAGGAAATCAAAATGGAACAAGAGAAAGCTGAGTTTGGTAAAGGCTCTTTGATGCAAAGAAGAAGAACCTACGGCAAATCAAAAAGAAACATACATCACATGAAGTAAGGAATAAATTATGGCAGGATTTTCAGATTATTTAGAGGACAAGGTTTTAAACCACGTTTTTGGTGGCAATGCTTTTACTGCACCATCAACATTACATGTAGCACTTTATACAGTAGCACCTACCGATACTGGTGGTGGCACTGAAGTATCAGGTGGTGGTTACACCAGAAAGACTGCTACTTTTACTGTATCAGGTACAAACCCAACACAAGCTAGTAATACAGCAGCAATAGAATATCCAACTGCAACAGCCAACTATGGCACAGTTGTAGCTGTTGGTATTTTTGATGCTTCATCAAGTGGCAACCTTTTGGCTTATGCAAACTTAACCTCATCTAAAGTTGTTAGCACAGGAGATGTTTTCAGATTCAATGCTGGTGATTTAGATATTACCTTGGCATAACACATGGCCAGCATAGGCTACAGTAGAGGCTTTTACGGCAGGTCTAAATGGAACAACCTGTCTATTCAGGCAACCTCAACTATTGCAGCCACAACTTCTGGTGCTGGCACACTCACACAAGTTCACGTTGAAACAGCAGTCATAGCTGCTACTTCTGGTTTTAGTGCAGAAGGCACACAGATTGATAAAGCGACAGCAACCATACAAGCTGTTTCAGGTTTCAATGCTGAAGGCAGACAAATAGACCTTGCTCAAGCAACCATAGCCGCAAACTCAGACTTTATAAGTGTTGGTTTCATTACAGCCAAGGGTGAAGCGGTTGTAGCACAAAGTTCAGGCTTTGCTGCAAGTGGTGGTATAATATTCTCAGCAGCTTCAACCATTGCTGAAACAAGTTCACTTATAGCGATAGGTGGGCTAAAATGGGAAGATATTGTAGTTCCATCGGACACTTGGACAGATCAAAATGTTGCCGCAGCAACTTGGACAGATCAAACAAACCCATCAACTACTTGGACAGAATTAGATAAACAAAAGGCAGCATAGATGGCAGATACATTTACAACAAACTTAAACCTAACTAAACCCGAACCAGGTGCATC